CTCAGTATCTATTCCTCCACTTATTACAACACTTCCTGTAAAAATTTCACCATAAACTATAGGAACTGGAGTACCTGCCCTGCTTGTCTGTTGCGTTCCAGAAAAATTAAAAGATAATTTTGGGTCTTGCTCTGATGTAAACTCTTTTGGTTTTGGCAAAGGAAATAACATTTCACTTACACCACTAATAGCTAAACTACTACCTACAAGAAACATAGTTTTACCTAAAAATCCTCCAGTTAAACCAGTAGTAAAATTAAAACCTGTAACAGCTAATGAACCAGGTAAGAAAAAAGAACCAGCAATTAATGCTGCACCTAATAAAGTTCTACCTAAACCTCCACCAGCACCAGCAATAACAGGGATAAAATGTATATCTTCTTGCCCTATAGGATAGGTAAGTTCTGATTCATCTATTTCATAATTACCAACTTTTACCTGATAATATCTTGGACTCATAAATTTATCTATACCCTCAAAATTATTAATTAAAAAACTTACTGCCTTTGCAAGACTATCTACCTGTACTTCAAATTCCTTATGACCAACAAACTCTGCCAGTTCTCCATATAGTTTTATCTTACGAAGCATAACGATACCTCCCTCCCGTACATTTTAGTAACCATTCAGAATAAGATTCTCTACAACTAAGTCTATCTGTTAAATGGTGTAATACTTCACCATCAAGAAACAAAGCAACGTGATTTAATCCATCTGCCATGATTGACATAAATAATAAATCACCATTTTCTAACTTTTCCTCTTGTCTCAACTGTCTAAAACCAGTTCTCCATGCACATCTTTCAAACATTGGATCTTTCAAAAATTCTTCTGGTGTTAAAGGCCTTTCCCAATCTCTAAGTTCAATACCTTTCTCCTGTTTATACCAATCTCTTACTAAAGACCAACAATCAGTGACACCCCAGACCCACGGACGACCCAATAAAGGTGCTTTATATCCTGATGGTTCGTAATATCCCCATTGTTCTGTTTTAGGATTAACAATATGCCACGGAAGCTTACTTTGTTCACAGCTTAATTTATCTGCCTGACTAGCAACTGGTGGAGTTACAGGGTGAGAATGAATAACAGCAACAATATCTCCCTGATTTGATGCTTTTACATAATCAACTGGATCAAGAATAAAACATTGAT